GTCTTGTTGGTGAGCGTCTGGGTACCCGTCAGGGTAACAACCGTCCCGCCCGCCAGCCCATCGGCGCTGACAGCATTCGCGCTGTCCACGGCCGAAGCCTCATGCAGCTTGATGACCTTCATTGCCCTCTCCTTACGCGGCGTTGCCGCTCATTCCTTTTACAAGATCAGTCAGAACGTTTTCCCCATCCGTGGGGCTGTTAGCCAAGTCCTTGACGCCCTTCGCCATAGCCTCCATCTGCATCATGCGCTGCTGCTGGGCCTGGGCTTCGGCCTTCGCCTTCTGAATCTCGATCACCTGCTCGTCGCCACGGATGACCCGGGCGGGAGTCCCGGCAGACTTCGCGTACTCGTCGATGAACTGGTGGGCGTCGATCTTCTCAAGCACCGTAGCGGCCGGGTCGATCTGGCTGATGCGGATAGCAGCATCAAGAACGACGTCAAGCCCGCTCATGTTAAGGGCCCGCATCGCCTGGGCCATGGTGGACACGTACTCAACCTTGATGCCGTCTTCCCTCACTTCGTCGGGAGGCTCCGGAAGCCTGCCCTGGTTGTAGGCGTAGGTAAAGAGCCTATCCACGAACGGAGAGAAGACGTTCTTGACGAGTTTGTTGTGCGGCCCGACAAGTCTGGAAAGCCGCTCATTGTGCCTCGCGTTGATCTCCGTAGCCGTCCTCTGGCGCGGCTCCAGGGAGTCAAGCATTTGGAAGACGTCCACAAAGAACGCCTTGTTGATGTTGCTCTTCATCTCCTGGAGATGGTCCATCACCTCTAGGATTCTTGGGTCTTGCTCGTATAGCTTGCGTATCCCGCCTCTCTGCAAGTCCGTGTCCTGCACCGCCGTATGCTGGCCGGGCAGGTGTCCGATGCGGAGGAACTTGGACCATGGAGGGCCGTAGGTCGGAGGATCGACCATCTTGTCCAGGGCAACCGTCTTCTTCAACTTCCAATGCTGAAGCTCCCGGTTATCGGGTAGAGAGGTAATCCCGGGACAGCGAAGCCCGTAGATGTCGTGGCCCGTAGTGTGCCACTGGAAGACAAAGGCGGGGATCTGGTCGTAGCCGCTTTCCCTGAGATATCGCCCCTCGTCCTTCATCGCGCTTGCCGTCGAGCCGTAGACGCTCGGTGTTCCCCCTAGCTCGAAATAGCAGCTCTTGAAGCGTTTCTCCGTGGACGTGCGGTAGAGGGGCCTATACTCCGGGTTAGGCATGACAAGATGCCCAACGTCCACGTACTGCTGATACCGCCCCGTATCCCAGGCGTCTTTGACTTGATTGGAGAAGTTGCTCCAGTCGTAGGAGCCGGAAGGCTTCATGCGGCCGAAGGTCTCGACCACGCTCCGCACCGTCATACGAAGTCTGCGGTAGATGGAGTTGACGTTGCCGCGACCGTCCTTGGTGATGTACCACTGCCCCATAGGAACGACGTTGGCGTTGACGACCTTCTCGTAATCCTCCTCCATCCAGAAGAGGCCGTTAGAGAACTTGATGGCGTATCCGTAGAGGTCCTGGAAAGCCTCGTAGGTCCCGGAGTCCTCGATGATCCCAAGAAGGATTCTTGCAACGTCGTCATACCAAGCAGCCGCGGGCCCATACTCCGCAAGGTCGGGATCCCCTGCGGGCTTCAGCTTTAGCCACGGCTGGCTGGGATTGGTGACGTTGGCAATCATGCCGTTCTCGCAGGTCATGAATGCCTGGTCGGCGGTGGAGTCGAGAATGTGGTCGTTGCGGAAGGTGTCCTGGTCCTGATCGGTCAGCTCGAACCGGCACATTCCGGGTACCAGATGCCTGTCGATCTCCCTCCAGATGGCTTCCCTTGGATTGCGCTGCATCTCCATGTCCGCAATCAAGAGGTCGATCTTTTGCTTGGACAGTTGGGGGGAGGAGTAGGCCACTAGCGCCCACCCCCCAGGCTAGGAGCGTTGTTGTAGAACCCAAGCTCGGGAAGCCCCAAGGGGCCGGTAAACTGAGTGCTGCGCCGACCAAGGCGGGAGCCTGCAAGGCGCTGCCTGTTCCTTGCATCCCTAGCTGCCGTGCTGGCTTCCTCCTGGCGCTGCTTTTCTTCAAGCTCAGCACGGAGGCGCTTCTGCTCGTTGGCCTGGTCTTCTCTGGCATCTTCGGCTCTGTCGGCCTGCCTGTTGCTCTGGTAGATGCTGGCGCCCGTGGAGCCTGCCGTGAGGAGAAGGGCTCCGACGCCAAGAGTAACGGGATCCAGGCAGAGACGATGGGAATGGGAAAGCACTCCGTCTGCGATCATGCGCCTCCCCCTAGCTGTCCTGTAGTCGTATTGGGCTCGTTCATCAGGCCAAGAAGAGACAGGAGCAAGGACTGCCCACGCGCTCGAGATCCCCCTCCGCCTAGAGAGCGGCCCTGAAGGGATCGGCGCTGTGCCCTGGCTCTGCCTGTAGCTTCCTCCGCTCCGCGCCTGTTGTGTCGCCCAAGGAAGATGTCAGACCATGCGCCGTATTCAAGCTGCGGGACGATGCTTCCACGGACAGCGGCAAGCATCTTCTCACGCTCGGATGTGGACATGCCGGGAACCATGGGGGAAGTGGAGATGACGCGCTCCGCCTGGAAGTTTGTCCCCTGCGAAAGAGAGCCACCAAGTGACGCAAAAGGAGACTCGCTTACTCCCCTGCGCTTAGCCATCAAGCTACCCACCGCAGGTCCCGCACGTACCCGCGATCATTCATCTGGTAGCCGATGTGAAGCAGCAGCCGGTCGTAAGGCTTCTCAAGCGTCGAGCGCCGATAGACCGTCTGGATTCCCTCCGATGCCAGGCTCAAGTCCTGGTAGATGAGAAACCGAAGCGACATCAAGCCTCTGTAGTCAGGCAGGACGTATAGGGAATCCTGAGTCGCCCAGCATCTCCCCTTGTACTGCGTATGCGTAGGGGAAACCATGAGGCAGCAGTACCCGGCGAGCCTATCCCCTTCCCGGGCTGTAAAGATGCGGACTACCCCGGCATCTTCCAGCTTGTGCAGCACTTCCCAATCCAGGCAGAAGTCCTCATCACCGAGGCATCCGGCTTCGTGGTGATGAAGAGGCGCTAGGGATTCAACGTCTGCCTTGACATCCTGGATGGTCTCGCGGGCAAGGGAGATCACTCCTTCTCCCTCCAAGCCCGCTTCCAGAAGTCAAGATCCAGGCAGCAGTTCCAGCCGCATTCCAGGCACATCGCCGCTTCGCTCTTGCAGAACTTGGCAGGAATGTTGCCCCGGAGATCCTTGAAGATCTTGATGTCGGTGTGCCCAGACTCAACGGCGTGTGTGTTAGTGACAAGATCGACGGAACGGCAGGTGAAGGGCCTCTGTGGCTTCACCCGCATAGTGAATTCGTACACCGTCTCCCCTCGTCCTTGGCCTAACTTTAGGCTATCCATTCGCAAAAAGCAAACGGAATTCGTAACAGGATTTGCAAATCGCCAATGGCTCTAGCATGCCCTAGGATCGACGCAAATAGGTTTGGGGGTAGTTAGGCATGTACAGGCTTTGCTTAACGCGCTGGCGGGCTTGCTGGGAGGTCTGGATGTTTGCTAGGTGTTAGCCAATCAACCTATCATAGATACAGTTCCACGTTCGCGCACTTCCGGACGTACTTCCTGAAATCATCGTAAGCCTTGCTGACCGCAAACCTTGCCGACTGTTCGGCTTCGTTCGCGGCTTTGAGGACGCATTCGGCTTCATCAAGTGCGGCATGAGCCTTTATCAGGATGTCCCTTAGCCTAGAGAATTCCTTTGGGTCGATGTCCACGGCTCGCCTCCTCATCATCCAATTGGCGCTCGACACGGTAAACTATTTGGTTTCCATCGACAACGGCAATGCAGTTGATCGGCTTTCCACTCAACCCATGCGTTGGCAATGGTCCCATCATCGGAGAGTGAAAACCTGGAACTGACGTATCTTCCATGAGGGTCGCAGGAGAAATCGTCAGGCATTGGCCTATCTCCTCACCCTAACTTCGTACCCCTGCCGCTCCCCGCAGTAGATGCACTCCGGATTGGCTTTCAGGAATGCCGCTTCCTTCTCGTCGCATTCCCAGGCAAACCTAGCACGGACGCATTCGCTTGGCAGCTTGTGCGTAACGATGTACTTGGCTTCCTTTGGGGGCAAGCTCATCTCCTCACCCTATACACGCTGTAATCCGTAGGCGTGTAGCTCGGTCCTTCAGGCTTTGCGTAGGGGTTGTAGTTGGTGGGACTCTGGACAGGTGAAGCGCCGTACACAATCGCTTCACTCTCGGTCATCTTCGGCATGACTGGATAAGCGAAGGTGAGCGCCAGCCCATCGGCCAAGTCAGGGGAGCATCCGATCCGCTCCTTGATCTGCTTTTTGCTCTCGAGCTTAAGGCGCATGGCCGCATTGTCATTGCTGTAGGTAGGAGCGCAAAGCTCATCCATCAAGCCTTGAACCTGCGGGATGCTGCCTTCCTTCATCCAATCGGCCATCTTAAACCACATCTCAGCACGCCGATTGAGGAAGCGTTCGTTGTCGGGCTCGGAGGAGAACTTGACACCCATGCAGTTAAATCCCAGGTCGTTGAGGCGGGACAGCACTTCGCCGCCGTATCCGCCCGTAGTGTCAATGAACGTCATCTCGGGTTTCTGCTGCTCGATAGCTGCGGCCACCTTCCCGGCGAAAGTCTTCTCGGGCAAGCCTGGATAGACATGCGGCCCGAATGCCTGTAGCCCCTTCCTCGGGAAGATGCAGCACCGATCCCCTCCCTCCCAGGCCACATCAACCCCCAGGATCATAGGGGCAAACTCGATTTGATGACTCTTGATGGTCCGCTCCTGTGCAGCTCGGGCTACGTCAATCGTGATGAGCGTATCCTCGGACGAGGCCATGAAGTCACAGAGCATTTCCTGACGGAATGCCCGCTCCCCCATCTTGACCCGGATCTCGGCGATTTGCTCCGGAGTGTAGACGTCGGTGTCGTAGCAAGTCAGCTTGGCATGAAACCAACTCGCATCGCTCAGAGCCGCGTAGTACAGCTCGGAGAACAGATTGATCCCGTTGGGCGTGCCGATGAAGAGCGCCCATCCATTCCGGTTAGCCAGAGCCGGGAGAATGACCTGTAGCCACACCTCCCGCTTCATCTGAGCCACTTCGTCAATCACGATGCCCGAGAAGTGACGGCCTCGAATGCTGTCGTAGTGGTCAGCCCCGAATAGCTGGATCCTTGCCCCGTTTGCAAACTGAACCCACAACTCCGATTCGTTGCTGCTTGTTCCAGGCACCTTGAGCGCATAATGCTTCAGGATCTCCCAGGCGATGCCCTTAGCCTGCTTCAGCTCCGGAGCCACGTAGCCGAAGAGAGACATCCCTTCAGGCTGGCGTAGCGCCTCGTCGATCAGCTTCAGGATGGCAAGGTATGTCTTCCCCGCTCCACGGTGAATGACAAGGATGGAGAACCGGATCAGCCCCAAGAATACATGGGCTTGCCACTTCCGAGGCCGGAAGCCCAAGTCAACTACTTGGGTCGGCATCCGGATTCTTCTCTTCCGGCTTGGGAACTCCGCTGATCACCTGAATGCGAAGCGGCTCCCCATCGGCTCCAGTAATCTCTATGTCCTTGGGGAGTGCTTTGCCAAGCAGCATGCAGAATGCCTTGGGCTCATTGCGAGCCACCCACTTCAGGTATTCAGCACCGCCGACCCCATCAAAAGCCGCTTGCAGAGCTTCCTTGACAGCAACAGTCAGCTTGTTTTGGGATCCCTTCGGCCTTCCGGCAGGATTAGGACATTCCCCAGGCTTCCAGGCAGGCACCGTGTTTTCCCCCTGTACTGAACACAGCCTACCCCAAGCCATTGGCAAATTGCAAACGAAATCTGCAATCTGCAAACAGATCCAACCCCCTGCAAGCTACATGCTTAGGCAGGACCCATAGCAGGAGTGCAAGACTTCATTCACCCAGGAGTCCACATGCTCTAGGCTATGCACCATATGGGTAGATTACAGTCTGTATGCGGCATTGTCAATGGGTTGATGGGGGCTCCTGAAATTTGAAAGAAAAGGGAAAAAGAAAGGCGGGAAGCAAGATGTCTACAGAAGTGGCTTGTCTACTGGTGGTGAATGAGCCTGAGTGATGGACATGTACCAGAGCGGCCCTACGGGCCTAGGCGGGTTCGGCTCAGGGGCGTAACCCTGAGCCTCATAGGTAAGCGTAACACCTGCTGTCAAGGAAAAGCAAGCAGGCATTGAAGATGGGGGATATTACACTTGTTTAATCTGCTTTGCCTTGTCGTTGAGTGTGTCCCTGATCCAGGCCGCAAGCGGCTTCCCCTCCCTAGCCGCCGCCTGGTCCCATAGCTTGCGCTCCGCGGGCAGATAGCGGAGCTGGTAGCAATCCTCGAGCGGAGCCCCATACAAAGCCTTCCGCCCCGATCCCTTCCGGGCCCCACCTCTCGGCATCAGAATCATCTATCGCCATACTACCCGAACTATTTGATTTCGTCAACACGATTTCCGTTGACATCCACTGATTTCGCGTGTACAGTATCATCATGGCGATGGGAACACGAGCGGGTTAGACCGAAGAACTGAAGGGACTACTCGAATGGGAAACATGAAGGCCAACATGAAAGCCGTGAACGACTCGCCCGACTTCATCGGGAAATGGACGGTGGCCCACTACG